GGACGATGTTTGAGCGCGCCCTTCTGCTTCCGCCCGCCCGGAGTGAGCAGCCGAAGCTCGCACTCGAACATCGTCCCCGCGGGCACCTGCTCAGATCGCGCCAGCGCCACCCTCGGGCCCTTGGCCGTGTCGGCCCTCAACGGCCGCTCGTTGAACGTGATCACGCTCCCCGGGGGCATCACCAGCGGGAAGCGCCGAGGAAAGACGAATAGGTATTGGTCGATCTTGCTCTTGATGGCGGAGACACCCATCTCGCCGTTGAACGTCGACCCAGTGGACTTCAGAAACCCGCGCAAGTGGTAATCCCACATGATGGGCTTGCCAACTTCGTCCTTGTGAAACGTCGTTGTCAACGTTTCGAGGCGGTCCTCCAGGGTGTCGAGCTCCTCCTCGAGCTTCTCGTCAGCAATGCCCGCCTTGCGGGCCTCCTCGTGAACGTACTTCTCCGTGACGTTCCGCGTGGCCTGGCCACCGAGCGCGGGCTCGGTGAAGGTGCATCGCAACTTCCATTTGGTGATCAACATGACAATCCTCCGTCGTACAGACTTGGGCGTTCCACTATCTCCATTCCTCCCAGGCGATGACCGCGATGATGATGACGAGGCCCGCGAACAGGAACCCCTGAAACAGTTCCGTCATGCCTCCTCCTCTTCTTCCATCGTCATCCAGGCGAGCACCTTCGCGGGGCTGCCCCAGCAGCCGCTCGGCAGCTCGTTGTAGACGTACCCGACGATATCGAAGAGTTGTCCTTGCGCCCCCTCATCAGCTCGAGCGCAGGCTTCCCGCAAGTCGTTACAGAGCACGGCGTGGAGGAACCCCCCGGTTGGCCGAGCGGTCTGGCCGTACGCGTCCAGGCTTTCGAGGAATCGCTCCTCGACCCTCCGGCCGAAGTGCGAGTCATGCTTGTACATGGCCCGCCTCGCCCTCGAGCGCAGCGAGGCGCTGAGCGAGTGCTCCCGAGAGTAGTTGGCGCAGGACTCGTGCTACCGGCCGATCCTGTTGGACGGCGATAGCCTCGATCCGGCGCCAAAGGTCGTCATCGATTTTGACTGCGTGGCGTTGATCTCCCACGTAGCACCTCCTTCGCTGGGGAGGCTATCACATGGGGCGCCATGGGCGCAAGTGGGCTATGCCCAGACCATTCACACCGCCCAGGGGCTGATGCTGAGCACGAACGTCGCTGGCAGGAGCCAGAGCGCCGCCGTGGCCGCCGGGAGAGCCACCGCCCAGATGACCCATATCCGCCGCTTGATGAGATCGTTCACGGTCCACCTCCGGTATTGAGCCTGATAGTTGCTACCAGCCGCCAGCTCCGCAGCTCAGTCCCTCCGAGCGCAGGTAGAGGCAGAATTCCACGCTGAGATCACGGCCCGAAACGTTGTAGCCGCTGAATCCGGTAGCCGGCCCGCCCTCTGGCGAAGAGAGCAGCCCGAGCGGGTCCGGAAAGACGAACCCTTCCCAGCCGAGGGCGTAGGCGGGTTGGCCATTCGGATAGCCGACCGAGCCCGTGTAGCTTGGCGGGCAGGTCACTCCGAACTCAGGATGTGGCACGCATGCGTCAGCGCGCACCGAGGGCGCCCCACCCAGTGCCGTGAGTGCCACCAGCAGCAGGGCCGACAGGATCAGAAGCCGTGCCATCTCAACCACCTCCGTCGCTGAGAGTGACGGTCGCAGTCACCTGCGCCGTATGCGAATGGGGCCACCACGTGGTGGCCAGGGCCTCGGCCAGGGACGGCATCAGACCGCTCCCCGGGGGATCCTCCAGATCGACCCGCCGATTCATCCGATATATGGCGACATCCACGCGTTCGGCCCAGGGCAGCGTTCGCTCGCTGTTGTCGCCGAAGATGGCCACGATGAGCCTGTCCAGCCGCGGGTCCGCCATCACCAGATCCTCCCATGCGTTCCAGAATAGAGGCCCGGGATCTGACTTTCCCTGTCCCCGGCCTTGTGCTGTGTCCTCATGGCCCACCATTCCGGGCCAGCCAACGTTCTGCGCGTCGACGAACGGGATCCGCACCAGCGGAAAGTCGAAGTTGGCGCTCAGCTCAGCGGCCAACCCCTCACACAGTTCGATGTCCTGTGCGTCGAACTGGTCGGTGTTCGTTCCCTGCCCGACCTCAACCGAAATGGCCATGCGGTCATGGATGCCAGCCGAGTAGTGAGGGACCAGTTCGTGGGGCACACACCTCGCGACGCGGCCGCCACCGATGATGTAGTGGCTCATACCCCCGTAGGGTACCTCACCCCCGGTGCGATTGTTCGGACTAAGAAACCAGTTGCAAGCGGACTCGAACTCAACGGCGGCCGTGCGGCCCGGGAGTCCTGACCGGGTGGCATGCCAGATGATGCCGCGCACATCCACACGGTCGCTCGTCCACTTCCATGTGTGCTGACGGATGGCCGGCCAAAGGTCACGATCGATGTTCATCGGAGCCCGTTCCAGATGTGATCCCAGTGGCGCGTGGCCTGGTCGATTCCCGTTGCGAGCGCGGCGCCGAAACCGAGAGCGCCCAGCAGGAACAGATACCCACGCCGCAGCTGGGGCTTGGTCAGGATGGCCCGGTCGTGCTCGCTGCGGATGGCGTCCGACAGCGCCGTCTTGTGGAGGGCTTGGTTGGTCCAGTCGATATGTGCCCCGCGCCACTCCTCGAGCCCGGCATATTCACGCTGCAGCTCGGCGATGTCCAGTTTGACCTCGGCGACATGGCCGTTCTGAATCTGGACCTGACGCGTCAGGTCGCGCAGGTTGAGGTTGACAGCCGCGATCCCCGTGAGAAGCTCCGCCCGCAGATCGCCGATCATGTCGTGAAGTCTGATGATCCGATCCATGTGGTTATCAGTGGGTGTCCACTCCGCAGCAACCATCATTTTACCGGACTCTGCCGCAGGTAGAACGTGCCGTAGGCCAGCACGTCCTCGTTCGCGGCATCCGTGCGCCGCAACTCGTGGTAGTAGGTCATGTCGCCGATCAGGTCATCCGTGTCTATGTCCGCGATGGCCACCTGCAGGATGCCCGACGCCGGGGTGATGATCGTCACACCCGGCGGGGAGCCAGTTGTCTTGGTGAGGAGCAGGGTTGCGCCGGCCGGGGGAACGGGACGTGTGCAGAAGATCCACTTCAGACCCCACGCCGTGATGTTCACGGCCACGTCGGCGGCATCGAGCACCGTGAACTGCAAGACCTTGTCGCAGCCGGTAAAGACCTCATCCGCCTTGGTGATATTCACTTCTTGTGGCATCAATCCTGCCTCGCCGTGTAGTTTCGCACAGGTTCCCAGAGTGCTGCGAGTGCCAACTGCATCTCCCAGCGTGCGATTGCCGAGACGGTCGTTTCCCAACGCGCGACGACGGGCAGGAACGATGCCACGGGGGCCACGGCCGTCCCGGCCGCCGTCAGCCTCGCCAGAACGATCGCACCGGTGGCCGACGGCACGATGACGGCCGTGCCGCTCGCCGTCAGGTGGGCCAGAGACACCGCCCCAGTGGCGGACTGTGTCTGCGTGCCTGTGCCTGCGCCGACGAGGCTCGGGAGGGTGATGGCGCCGGTGGCACTTTGCGAATGGGTGGCCTGGCCCGACGCTGTGAGTCTGGCCAGAGTGATGGCACCGCTCGACGTCTGGGTGTGCGTAGCCACGCCCGAGCTCGTGAGGCGTGATAGAACGATAGCTCCGGTTGCGTCGAAGCTGGCCACTTCTACCGTGCCGGTGCCGGCGGCCGTGAGCTTCGCCAGGGTGATGGCACCCGTAGCGCTCGGCACTATCACGGCCGCGCCGCTGGCCGTCAGTCTCGGGAGGGTAATGGCCCCGCTCGCCGTCTGGGCGTGCGTGCCTGTGCCAGCGGCCGTCAACCTCGGGAGTGTCACCGCCCCGGTCGCGGACTGTGTCTGCGTGGCCGTCCCCGCGGCCGTCAGCTTCGCCAGGGTGATGACACCTGTGGCTGAGAAGTCAGCCCCCTCCGTCGTGCCCGTGCCTGCGGCCGTGAGTTTTGCAAGGACGATCGCGCCCGTCGCGCTCGGCACCATGACGGCGCTGCCCGCAGCCGTCAGTCTCGGGAGGGTGATGGCGCCGGTGGCCGTCTGGGTTTGCGTGCCTGTGCCTGATGCTGTCAGCTTCGGGAGGGTGATAGCGCCGGTGGCACTCTGGGAATGTGTGGCGTTACCCGCAGCCGTCAGCTTCGCCAGGGTGATGGCGCTGGTGGCCGTCTGGGTTTGCGTGGCCGCGCCGGAGGCGGTGGGCTTCTTCAGCAAGATCGCGCCGGTGGCGCTCTGGGCGTGGGTGCCTACGCCCGATGCTGTCAGCTTCGCCAGGGTGATGGCGCCGGTGGCAGTGAAATCGCCCGCGACCGCCCGGGCTACATAATGGGCAAACTTTCGGGGCATGTCAGTCCAGCGTGATCACTGCCCAGTCGAAGTTCCGCCCCGTGCCACCATCCTGACGCAATGTGAAACTACCTCCGAACACCTGCGGAATAGGATCGCTGTATACGATTTGCGGACTCCCCGCAGAGCCCTGGCTATGTTTGTACACGGCCTTGTACGCCGTGCGAACCGTACCTCCTGTCAACACCTTCGACTTGATGCGAAGCGTGAGCTTCTCCCCGTTCACCAGATTGGCAAGGTCGACCGCCAGCACCCGCGTCTTCGCTGTCGTCGGAGCGGCCAACTCATGCTCGGTGGTCAGCGTGGCAGCTTGCGTACCAGAGCTCTCGTTCGCGATTGCCATAAGTCCCCCCTATCGGAACAAGTACAGGATGACATCTAGAATGCGGTCTGGACTCGCGCCTAGGTCGCTGCTGGCCCGTACTGTGACTCGTGACCCCGCAGGGATATAGCACGGCACCGGGCCGCTGACGAACGGCGAAATCATGTCCCCACTGTCCGAGCCACCGAAGAACACATTAGGCACCACCACCTCTTCAACTCCTGCCCCACCTACCAGGACATCAACGAGCCAGTCACAGGTAGTCAGGGCACGATTCTCGCCCGATCGAGTGGCCCCCACAAGGGCTGCACATGCGTCCTCCCCAAGTGAGGCAGAGAAGACCACGACCGCACCTTTAGTGTTGGGCGTCGCACCTGGGTCAACGGCCGTACCGGCCGAGTCCGTAGTATCTGCGCCGAGCGTTTCGCACTCGCCGCAGCCAGGCATGCCCGCCCAGGTGCGGGACACCATGTGGACCGACACCAGAATCGTGTCTGCCGCGTAGGTCGGGGTATCGGCGTTGGTCGATTGAGCCCTTGCCGTGATCCGAGTTCCAGCCGGAAAACGGAGAGGGATGTACACCGAGGATGTGACATTCCGGTCGACAGCCGTAGCCATGTTGGCAGGCAGGTTTGCCACGATAGCTACTTCGTTCGGATTGGCGCCGATGCCGATATCTACCAGCATCTCGGCCCCGACTTCACCCGTATCACCGAACCCGAACGTCACCAGGAAGCCCTGGGCATCGTCCGCCGTCGAGGCGATCAGCTGGATCCAGCTACCCTTGGTCGCCTCCGACCCTGCTGTAGCGACCGCCACACCCCCGCTGGCCCCGCTAACTCCCGCCTCTATCACTTGCGCGCCCGCTGAGAATGGCCAGATACCCAACGTGATTACCTCCTACACGGCCCTGCTGGATGGACACTCCTGGCAATACAGCGACTGCCCCGGCGACAGGCTCAGCAGGTACGAGCGCTCAGCGAGATCAGTCAACGACCACCGCCAGGTGTGCCCGCAGTAGAGGCCCACCTCGAGTCCGCTGCCATCTGCGCGCATCCAGCGGATCGCCGAGCGGCCACTGCGCCAGACGGTCCGCCGATGCGCCGCCACAGGGCTACCCTTCCTAGCTCTGCGGCTGGGTGAACGTCAGGGAGGTGATGTTCACGGCGCTCCCCGTTGTGATCGCCACCGAGTTGAACACGAGGTCCGCGCTCGACGTCCCGCAGGTGCCCTGGAAGATCACCGTCCCGCCCGATTGGGTGTGCAGGCGGAAGAACTGCGCCGTGCCAGTCTTGTTAGCGCTCGTGTCACCCGTGATAGCTGCCGCCGTTGCGACACCGTTCGTGTACGACGAGAAGGCAGTTGCCGACATCGTCAGCTCGGCGAGAAGATTGTACCCGCCGACGCCGTCCGTGATGGCAGTCGATGGTGTCGCTGGTTCCGTGCCCTCCCAGATAGCAATGTAGCCGGCGGTGCCGGCATCAACGGCGACACCGAAAGCGGTGATCATGCTCTCCGCGACGGCCGGGGTGATCTTCGGAGACGTTGCCATGTCTGACTCCTATCAGTTCTGGGATGTGAGAGAGGGCATCCTGACGTGCAGCTCACCCGTGATGTGCTGCCGCGGGAGGCGAGCCATGATCCACATGTCGGCCACCGTGCTGTCATCGATGCGCCCGGCCGCACGATAGGCGCTCACCAGCGCCACGAGATCCTCGATGGACAGGTGGCCCAGGTGCGGCGCTACTTCGTCCCAGTGCTGGTCGATGTAGCGCTGCGCGATGAGTCGCGCGCCCTCGGGATCGCGTGTAGCGCAGGCCGCTCGAAAGAGCCGGATGTCGTCAAACATGCACCCTCCGGCCGAGCCTCGGGATCCAGCGAGTAGCCCCGGCTCGTCCTGACGATGAGGGTAGCGCGCGCGCGCAGGCGCACCCGGCGCACCAGCCCCTTGGCGTAACTCTCGTGGCCCGCTACCGGTACACCGAGGAGGATGCGAGTGACTTGCTTGGCCGTGAGGGGGAGCCCGTCGCGTGCGTGAAGGAGCAGCACCAACTGTTCCTCGCGTTCGGAGAGGATGCCCACCGGGCGGCCGTCGTAGCGCAGCTCGCCAGCGATGGGGAGGAGGCTCCAGTCGCCGAAACGCACCTCGGTTGTCACGCTTGCCGCCACCGGTTGACGGCCGCCGCCGCTCGGGACATGGCCTTGTCTCGGCGCGTCGTGAGAAACGTGAGTGCGGCGCTGTAGGCGGCCGCACCCGTGGGGAGGCTGGCATCGGGAGCGATCCCGTCCCAATAGGCCTGTCCTCCGCTCACGAGTTCGGCTCGCAGTTCGCGCAACAGATGCCAGTCCTCCACCGCCTCCCGTGCCTCGTTGCGGCGCCGTACAGCGGGCGGCTGCAGATCATGACTGAGCGCTTGCCGGTACAAGAGAATCCCCGATGCCTGATCCATGACGGTGAAGAACAGGGTGCCATCTGCATCGATCTCTTCGCTGACGATTTGGCCCATTGGATCACCCCCACTGGATGAGCATATCGGCGAGGTCCAGCTGGTTGCTAGAATTGACCGAATAGAGATAAGGCGCCAACGGCTTCGCGGGCACCCGCACGGAGTTCGTGGCAATGAGTGTGCCATCGATGTAGAGCTTCACGCTGGCAGCTGCCCAGACGAAATGGAATTCGTGCCAACTGGTGTCTGCCGCCACGGCGCCCGTCGTGGTTTCGAGAGCACTGCCGTCCCCGCTGGTCAATGCCCAGCTGCCAGCGGGGAACGTTGGAACCCTGAAGGTAAAGCCGTGGTCCGTCGCTGCGATGTTTGCCAGCGAGCCGGCGGCATCCTTAAGACCAATCTCCTGGTTATTCGCAGAGGCATATGCCACGAGGCGGGCCATGTAATAGAGGTGTAACTCCGTCGAGGTGGAGTTCTTAGGGGTGTACGATGTTGCGGTTGAGCCAATGCCGCTGCGATAGAACATGACCGCATTAGGATTGCGGATGCCGCCGACCGCGCCCGCGGATGACGTCCGCAGGTACCCTCGCTTGGCGGTCGCGTCCCACTGCCCCAAGGTACAGTTCGTCAGCACGCCTCCGAACCAGAGCGGATGATAGCCGGATGGAGCACTGGCGTTCGCATAGAAGCGGTCGGCATTACTCCAGACCGTAGTGGCAGAGTCCGGTGCTGCGATGCTTGGAATGATGGTTTCGACGTACTTCACGGCTCGACGCGTGATGGGGTCGAAGAGGTATTGTGCCTGCGGCTGCACCTGTGGGCTCAGGATGGTTGCACCGGAACGGACGCCTCTCACCATGGTACACTGCCCCCATGAATCATCGGTTGACCCATGCCGAAACCAACGCCGCTACCGGGCTGCTCATAAGGATTGACCGTAGAAGTCGTCGAAGGTGGTAGTCCCGCTGGCATTCCGCGCGAACAGCCCCGCCTTCGTAGCTGCGCCGGTGGGCGCCGTCGTGACGTCGATGTAGGGCACTCGATCTACCCACACCCGCAGCCGCGTGTCCTGCACCATCGCCCGCAGCTCGTGGCTCGTCCCCACCGCGAAAGCCGGCGATGCCAGTTCGGTGACCACCGTAGCGACGTTCTTCTCGGCGATCACCTCGTTCGAGCCCTTATCGAGGTACACCCGAATCTGGTTGCTGGCGTCCGTGTAGCGGAGCACCAGCCCCACCTCGTCACCCGCCCCGATGGCGGCCAGCGACACCTCGGCGATCTGGTCCGTGGCGCCGCTGCCAAGGTCCAGATTCGGCATCTGCAGGGTGTCGGAGTTCGCACGAGCAGCGTTGGAGTCGATATCCATGTTGCCGTCATTTGCCCAGACGGCGCCGCTCGCGGCTGTCCCGAGATCCCCGACAACGTTCGCGCGATCGAACATGTCGAACTCAATGTTCGCGAGCTTGCGGAACTGATAGGACGGGATGAGGGTAACGACGCTCTGGAACGTCTGGCCGGCGAGGTTCGGCGGGATAGCATGCTGGATGCGCTCCACGTAGTACCAGTCGTCGGAGTAGGTTCCATCCGTCGTGAGTGCCGTGTCTTTGTACCGGACGAGTTTCCCGAGCTCGACCCCGAGCAGGGCGACCTTCTTGGCATCCGTGGATGCGTCGAACGTGAGCAGCAGCCGGGGCGGCTCGTAGCGCCAGGTGCGCAACAGCGCCATCGCATAGTCGCGGGTCGTGGTGCTGTCATCGGCATATGGCACCTGAAGCTGGATGCCGCGTGACGTCTTGTCGCCCGGGATCGTCTTGGCCACGGCGAACACGGGACGATCGACGGCGAAGTCGCGCCGCAGGCCGCGGAGCTGGAACTTGGTGACATAGAGGGTTGTGCTGGCATGTGTGTTCCGGAGTTGGATCCCGACCGCGGCGCCTAGCAGGGTCGCCGTCACGGACAGACTGGCGGTCATGTCCGTGCCCGTCCCACTGATGGTCGTGTTGGCGGCGTAGTCGGTGCTGGCGACCGGCGTCGTGAGTGCCTCCAGCGGGGACGGGGTGTCGATCACCACTTCGTACGACGCACCCGCTAGAATGCTGATCGAGTCCGGCGTTGGGTTCGAGGCGTTCCGCGAGAAGACGAACCATACCTGATCCGCCTCATCGGCAACCATGATCGTCGCCTGCACGTCGACGCTCGATACCAAATCCTGCGGATTGATCTCGAGCGCAGCAGCTCGCGGGAAGATGCCCGTGCCATCTCCCCATGTGTCATCCACGGTCGTCCCAGTGCGCACGGTTCGAGGTTCCCCCTGGATTACCCCCAGCCCGTCGACGAACCAACTCCCGCCCATCTCGGAGGCCAGCACATCCTGCATGGCCTCGAGGGCGTTCTTCCCGCGTACCCAGTGGACGGGGAGCGCTTGCGCACCAGCCGGGAAATTGTAGTCGGCCCCCGTCAGCCCGGCCGCGACCGCGATGGCCGTATACGCCTCCCCGGTATCCCGGTCGGTCGCGAGCAACACGTCAATTGGGGTGACGTCCGCGAGGATGCCAGCGAGGTCCGTGCACTCGAACGTGCAGGTAGGCACCTTGCCGGCGGCCTGCCCCGTGATCCGGTAGCCCATTATGTAGCCGGTCCAGAGCGTGTACGGGATGGCGTTGTGAGTGGCGCGCACGCGGATTGGCGTCAGGGGACGTAGCTGCCCTAGGCGCGCGCTCCCCGTGTTGCCAGGCCAGTAGGTGCCGGCGCGATTGCTGACCGTGATGCTGACGCGCGATGCATGGTAGAGTCCGTCGCGGTCGAACCCGCGGTCAATGCTGATGCCCTGTCCCGGGAGCTCGACGTCACCGGTGATGTCGGCCTCGTAGGACCCATTGCGGTCCCAATCCACCTCCACCGCCCAGGCGATGATCACGTCAGCCCATCTGCGTCAGCAGCACGGTCCGGAGCTGCTCAGCCAGCTCCGGCACCGTGGTGCCATATCCGGGAGCGTTGAGGTTGACGGTAACATTAACGGCGCCACCGTATGGCATCCCTGTCTGCTGCGGCCCCGTCGGGAGCAGGTAGGGATTCGGTGGCCGGTAGGTGTCGGGCGAGAGGGTACGGATCCAGTCCTCGAACTGCTGCCAGTTGGTTATGCTGCCGGGCACACCTGCCGGCATCTGATAGTTCCAACCGGGCAATCCCCCCTGTCCGGCGGCCAAGATGGCTGCTGCTGCAGCAGCACTGGCAGCCAGTGTGGGTAGCACGATGTTCTGTTGTAGCGCTGCGGTGATGGGGTCACGCATGGCGGCCAGGCCGCTTACAATACCAAGACCCAGCCCGGCGCCCACGTCATAACCGAACTGACTCGCAGGGGAAAGAAACTTGGCCAGTGGACCAAGAGCACCCTTGACCCACTCGAGGACCTTAGTCGCTGCCGCTTCAATTGCCTCCTTGACGGCATCAATGGCATTCACGAATCCATCACGGATGCCATTCACGACCGCTTTCCCGAGGTATTCGGCCGTGTTGTAGACACCAGTGATCAAGCCGCTGATGAACTTCTCGAACCCGCCGATGGTCCCGGTCACTTTGTCCCAGGACACATGAAACGCCTTCTGTATTGCATCCCAAGCCGTATCCCAGGCGGTGAGGGCCGTCTCCACCACGGTCGTCACGGCCTCGATAGCCAGGGTCAGAGCCTCCACGGCCACCGTCATGGCCAGAATCGCCGCCTTAATCTGCAGGTTGATGAGCTCCGCGAGACCACGCAGCGCGAGCACCAGCACAGCGATTTGACTCACGACGAAGATGCCGAGGGCCTTGCCCAGAAGTTCCAGGACCGGCAGCAGCAGATCTAGCAGCGGCTGCAATGGTTTGAGAGATTCTCCGAGCTCCTGGAACTTGGCCCCGAGTTCTTTCATGGGGCCGATGTTGTCGGTGACGATCTGCCTCAATGCCCGGAGCAATCCCTCGACAAGGGGCCGTAGAACGGCCACAGCCGGGGCCACAGCAGCAGCCACCTTGTTCCACCACCCAGCATAGTCGATGCTTGCCATACTTTTCGCATGTCCGCCGATTGCTGCCAGCGCCGAGGTGGTAGGCCCCCAATCGATCCCGGCAACAGCAATCCTGAGCCGTTCCCACAGCGCTACCACCTCGGGCCACCCGGCCGCCGCGAGGGTCTCGACTGCCGCTACGAACTTCTCCCATGCCGCCACCGCCAGCGCCCAGCCGGCAGTCATCAGGCCGGCCACCGCCGTACTCAGACTCTCCCAGGTTTCCACCACCGTCGGCCAGGTCGCCGCCCATGCCCCTCCTAGCACCCCTGCGAATCGCTCCCACGCCGATACGGCCGCGTCCCAGCCAGCGCTCAACAGCGTGACTATTGCCCCCGCGATATCGCCCAAGGGGCTGCTGATGCTATCCCATGCCACGCCTACAAGCGCCACGACCTTGTCATAGAGGTTGCCGAAAAGTGTGATGCCCGTTGAGAGCGCCGGCAGCAGCTTCGTCGCCATGAGTTCCTGCAGCGCGATCTTGGCCGGCAGTAGCTTCTGTCCGATCTCGGCTGAAAGGTTGGCGCTCGTGGCTGCGAGAATCCGTCCGCGGTTGGCCGCACCTTCCGCCGTGCGGGCGAAGTCGCCCTGCGCGGTCGCGGTCTGGGACATGATGATCGCATACCGCGCCTGAATCTTCTGGGCATCAGTCAGGGTCCCGTTGACCTCCTTGAAACCCATCTTCATAGCCTGCGCCTTGACGGTGGCCTCGTTCATGTTGACGCCAAGGGCACGCATCGGTTCGGCTTCACCGACGAGTCCGGCACGCAGCTTAAGAAGCACCTCCTCGGGATCGAGATTGTTGAACGATGCCAGGTCCCCGCTGAGCTTCACGAGATCCATGGACATCTGAGCAGCAGGCGCCTGGCTCATGCCCATGGCCGTGAACAGGTTGCCGAACGTGCCGGCAACCTCGAGCGCGGCCTGCCGCGAGATTCCCATATTGCGCGCCGTAGTCGTGGACCAGGTCGCGATGCCGCTGGCCGAATCCCCGAACACCGTCTGCATCTTTGACATGGACTCGTTGAGATCCGATGCCGCACCGACGGCACCCCCCATCAGGCCGGGAAGCCTAAACAACGCCTGCCCGATGACGAACCCACCGGCAATCTCAGCGACACGACCGAGGGACCTGCCCATGCCACCGGCTGAATGCTCGATGTTCTTGAAGGTTGGGGTGGCGTGGTCTTCCGCCCGAACGAGGATGCGAACCTCATTCCCCGCCATCAATCAGCCTCCAGCGGGCCATAGTCGGAATCCTCCTCGGTGAGTCCCACCAGGGCCACATGCCGCAGGAGCCCCACATCCTCCGCCAGAATCCGGGAGGGGAGCACGTGATAGCGCTGCGCCAACGCTTCGATCACCCGCGCCTGAGTCAACTCCCCCGGCATTCCTACCAGCTCTCCGTTCTCGTCGTAGGCGCCGCCTACGGCACGCCAGCGAGCAACCTGCCATCTAAAGGGCCTGGAACCTCCGTTGCCGCCGCGCTCCACCGCGCGATGATGGTGGCCGCGAACGCGAACGGTTGCCGGAGGAACCCCTCCCCATTGGCTGGCACTGGCCCATCGTCATCCTCTAGGTTCCACTCCACCAGCACCCGGGCGCCGAAGAGCTGCAGAATCTCCTGCGCTTCGGGCCCAGCCACCGTGCCCAGGCCCTGCAACCGAAACAGCAGGGCCATCGGCACATCGAGCCGCAACCGTAGCCAGAGACCCTCATACTCGTGCCCAGCCTCGAACTCAACCAGTGCAGTTCGCGGAGTGAGTCTCATGACCAAGTAGGCTTGGTGCCATCGCTGAGGTTACCCGTCGTGGTCCAGTTCAGGCTTCCGTCCGCGCCACGCGCCAGCGCGTAGTCATTGAACAGCATCTCCATGTTCAGGGTCTGGCCGCTGATATTGATGGCAACGGTGCGCCCTACCTGTGAAGCTGCCAGGGTATCAAAGTTCTTGAAAACGACGTGGGATTTGGTGGCCACGTCGTTGAACACACCAGTCAGTCCCAGCTGGCCATCGGCCAGCAGGGTCAACCGTTCCATCGCGCTTTTGTCGATGCCCGTGACGTCCTGGAGGGCACGGGGAGTCGAGAGGTTGAAGGACGTGATATCGTTCCGCAGATCCTGCCCGGCACCTGCGGAGTCGTCGATCGTCAACGTCGTGATTGCCAGCCCGGATTCTTTTGCCATGGCTACAAGCCCCTTTCGATGATGTGCACAAGGGTTTCTGTCCCCTCATGCAGGCGCTGAACGAATTCGTCCTCTGTCACCACCCGGTTGATGTTCCCGGTACGGTACTCGTAGGTCGGGCGCTCCCAGCTCGGCAGCTTATGGAAGCGCCGGCATTGCCCCTCGTCAGGGCATTCCACCTCACGACAAGATGCGATGCGCATCCGCACATGAGCCCGGAGATTCTGCATACCGGCCGGCAGTGCGCTCGGCACCACCATCCGGAAACTGTGCGGTGCACCCGGTGGGCGCATGAACCGATACGGAATGCTCATGCGGCCAGGTCCTTCGCTGCGTTGGCGTAGCGCACCACGACCACCGCGAACTGTGCGTTGCTGAACGTACCGGTGGTTACCACCCGCAGGTAGCGCTCAACAGTCTGGCTGAGACTCGTCTCGATTCGCTGCGCCGTGGGCGCTGCTGCTGGTGTCACGGCTGCGAACGCGCCACCGGTCACGGCCGCCCACGCGTCCCCGCCGCCGTTGTCTGAGGACTCCTGAAGCGCCACGGTGACCGACGTCCCCGTGACGTCGACTACGTGCAGGTATGCCGCCAGCCCGTTGGATGTGAACGTGGACGTTGGGAGGTTGTCCCATGATCCGCCGTTGGTAGCAGTAGAGTCCGTCCGTTTGCCGGGCGTGCCCATGACACCCCACTCGAGCCGTTCCCCCTGCCCGAGACACTGCACCGAACCCGCGAAGCTTCCGTCCGCACCACGCGCCCAGTCATAGTTCACCTGCTTGGCCTGCAGTGCCGCAGCCGGTGAGCCCACGGTGGCACCACGGAGATAAGCCGCCAGCACGTCCGCATCCGGCAAGGCCGATAACACCAGAAAAGACGAGTCCGTAGCACCAGCCCGGTTCACCGCGCCCAGATCGTTGAACCAGACATTGAACGCCAGCTCACCATCGCGGAGCCCGAAGATGCGTTCCATCGCGCTCTTGTTGATGGCCGTCACGTCCAGCAGCGCGCGCGAGCTACGGATGGCTGTCAGCGCGGCGGTGTCGCCTGACAGGTCGTAGCCACTCACGAAGAACTGATCCCCCAACCCTGATTGTTTAGCCATCCGTCACCTCTTCCATGATGCCGCGCTCAAGGGCTCGCTGGATGTTCAGGTGCGCAGGCGCCTCGAATACCGTGCCCGCTGGCCAGCTGTATTCCTCGTTCCAGAGCGGAGACTTCGGGTCCGGTGCCTTCCGGAGTGCCATGTCCACGAGTGCCCGGTAGTGCTTCTTCACATCGTCAACCTCTGTACAGCTTTCTTGTAATGTCTGCCTGCCATCTCGCGCACGATCCGGTTCAGGTGTTGGCCCGTTTTCTTCCACATGTGGTAGCCCTTGAACCCCCGGCTGCCGGGGACGCCGCGATACGTACCTGTCTCGAGCCATGCCCCGACAATACTCGTGTGCCGATCGATAACGCCCGAGATCTTGCCATAGCCCATCACGTTCTTGCTGCGACGCTCGAAGATCTCATGTACGGCACGCCTGTAGTCCCCCGACACCTGGCCATGCCCGGGATAGAGCTGGCTGACAACCTTCGCCTTGCCCTCCCGAAGAAGCTGCTGAATCGTGGCGGCGCCAGCATCCTTCAACGGCCGCCCTTTCAGTTCGAAGAATGGCCCCTTCATCGTGGTGCTGATCTTGATCCCGCCCTTGCCTGTGTACGGCACGTTCACATCACCTATGGACTGATGGCCTCAGCCTCGAACTGCCAGAGCTCAAGCTCGTAGTTAAGCACCCGATACAGCGCCTCCCCGACAGGCTCCCAGATATTGCCCTCCGAGTTGCGGATCTTCAGATCCGTCACGTTGCCCCCGAGGGTGCTGTCCGCGCGGAATGCCTCCTGAATGTCGCAGTCCGTTTCTTCGACAGCAGCCTCCAAGAGTGCCCGCTCTGCCTCCCCCAGGCGCGGCCTCCAGTAGACGGCGAAGCGCCAGCGACGAATTTCCATGACATTCCCCAGCGTTTCCTGGGATGTGTCACGGCCGAGATACCAGAGCGCGATACCCCTGTCTGTGCCGGGCGGAAGACCTCCCGGCTCGCCCAGGTAGACGCGTTCGAACTCGGGCAGGAACCCGTCAAGGATAGCCACCATCCGATCACGTGCACCCTGGCGCAGCAGCGCCGCCGCGATAGTCATCAGACACCGACCAATGACGCCGGGTCCGCGAAGGCCCGGCGGATATCCTGCAGCAGTCCCCACGCTTCGCGTGCGGCACCCGATGCCACGCCCGGACTGTCCGTTGCCTCGAGCGCGGCCATATACGGTTGCTGGCCGTTCCATAGCAGATGGTTCGCCAGCCGGATGACGCGGTCCTCCAGAATCCGCGGGTAGCGCCGGCGGGAGATCGATACGTTCTTCAGATGGGCTGCATCGGTGGTGCCGTTCTGGGCGCGTGCAATCGTCAGCTGGGTTGCGTTGCCCGACACCACCGCTGTGACGCTGACCTGCTCAGTCTCGATCAGGAGCATGTCGCCAACTTCGATGCCATGGTTGGCAATCGTCGTCAGCGTCGTGGCGGCCAGGGCCAGCGAGGGATCGTTCTGAACCGTGGCGCCCGTCGCTTCCCACTCGGCCGAGAAACCCCAGCTGCCGACCACCTGGACCCGCCGCCGGCCAAGCGGCCACGTCGTGAGCACGGCAGAATTCGGGTTCAACTCGATGGCACGATAGGGAGTGTTCGCGAGCGGGTTGTCCGGCCACAACCAGTAGTCCGTGTTCGCCACGAGGGTGTCCTCGTAGGCGTAATCCCCATCCTCATCAGCCTTCAGCGTCGTGATGGCGATCAGGTCCCCCACATACAGCCGTACCCACCCGTTGCCATCGAAGTACCGCGTGGCTGTGAGCGCGTAGAAGTGACGCCCGCCCGTCAGCCGGTCGACGTCGCGCGACACGCGCTCGAGCACGCGCACCATCTCCACATCCGAGTTGCGGACATTCACGCCCACGAAGGATTTCAGGTGCGGCAGTCGGGCGTAGAGGTTCACGACACCTCCACCCCAACCATCGGCCCAGTCAGGCGATAGAGTGTAAGCACCTCGGCCGCCGTCAACTCTTTGCCGCAGATGTATGGCAGCGCGATCCGTCCGTGGAACTCGTTTACAGGCGTGGCAGTCACACCCGAGCAGGCGATGGTCAGCGGAGTTGCCGTGTCCTCCATGGCCACATAGGCGTCAGTCTCGACCGTCGTCCCATCGTTGGCCAGCACCCCGTTCACGTAGAGATTCACGACGGGGGCACTCTCTCCGCCATCGTACGCGGCCACCACGAACTGCATCTGCGCCAGCGTCAGCGCGGCCGTGCTGGTCGCAATTTCGTAGGCGTCCGGGACGACCGACTCGTCGAAGAGTTCGAAGCTGAGCTTGCCGTTCGCATCGATCCAGAAGCGCCACTCGCGAACCGTCGCGCTGTACTTCGCCATGATGGTGTTCGAGGCGATGGCATTCGGCCGGATCCATGCTCCCACCGAGAATGGAGCATCAACCGTCGCGTTGCCGAAGGTGTAAGCCGCACTGTCGATGCCGGCGAGGTGGTGGTCACCGGTGGGATGGAAGTGGTAGGAATAGGTCCCCCCCGGCAATTGCACCGGAGCGAAGTCGTCCTCGAGCGCCTCGGCAGCGCCCGCTGTCTCCGCTGGTGCCACATCACCGAGCCCGACGCCCGAGACGAGAAACCCCGTCTTCTCCCAGAAGGGCCATAGGCTCGGCTTCGTCGTGCCCAGGATCGTCAGGATCTCGTTCAGTGACTGGTCGATACTCGGGGTGGATACGGACCGTGGCGGGTAGTTGGTGCTCATGATGTCCTTCTCGTCCGACGTTCGGGTGTCGGGCCATCCTCGGGTGCGATGCTCTCGGCAACTCTACTAGCCGTAGTGCAGATTGGATGACCGGGGCGCAGGGTGACACCATCACCCAGGTAGCAACAGCCGCATCCGTTACAGTGCCAGCGCCCGTCAGGATGCGCCAGCATTGCGGCCCCACAATGTGGACACTTCAATCCTCACCTCCGAGACGCGCGACGGCGCCCGGCATGTTCAGAACCGACAGGCCCTTGATCTTCAGATGGATCAGAATCGCTTTCGGGTCGAGCCAGGTGTGAAAGCCAAGGTCGCGTGCCCGCTGTCCAAAAGCATAATCCTCGCTCAGGTATTGCCCCTCGAACGGGAACGGCTGGAAGAGTGGCCAGAACGCGTCCGGCTCGTTCGCATAGCACAAGTCCATCGTCGCGCTCATCGCAGCGATGACGTCCCTGTGGACCGCCATGAATCCTGTTGCTGGCCATCGGATTTCTCGCGGCTCCTGTTCGGGGCCGAAGTCCACGCGCTCCCCCGACCAGGCCCGAGATGCCAGGTGCC